ACTTCGAAACCCTGTTCGAGTGCTTGCGCTTCGTCTTCTATAGCTCTCGCGTGAATATCTGCAATCAGACTTTCAGTACGTTTTCTGATGACGTTCATGTCTGGGTCTTTGCGGTATGCTTCCATACTCTAATTATACGTATGGTGCGGGTACACAGAATCGAACTGTGATCCCCTGATTGGAAGTCAGGTATATTAGCCGTTATACTATACCCGCAGATGTTGGAGCCCCTCACGGAGTCGAACCGTTCTTCGTACCTACCACGGTACGCGTGCTAACCAGCGTTACACTAATTGGGGCGTATGGGGCCGCCACTCGGTACTGCCCCGAGGTCGATAGTTTACAAAACTACTACTCTACTATTGAGCTATAGCGGCACGTTTTTGGTAGTCCCAGAAGGAATTGCACCCTCGACACCTTGTTCCGAAGACAAGTGCTCTATCTGCTGAGCTATGGGACTATATGGTGCACGGGGGTAGCTTTAGGCTACCTCTATTCTAATAACGCTTTGGTGCACCTCTACGCTTTCGATTCTCGAGCCACGTTGCAACGATGTGCTCTCCGTACTTATTTGGTTGCGGGGACGGGATTCGAACCCGTGTATCTTTCGACAAAGGGATATGAGCCCTCCGAGAATGACCGCTTCTCAACCCCGCTATATGTGGTCGTCCCTCTAAGATTCGAACTTAGGACCTCCTGTGTGTAAAACAGGTGCTCTAGCCAATTGAGCTAAGGGACGTTATTGTTTGGTCGGTGTAGGTGGTTCTGCCCCACCGTTGACAGAATATAAGTCTGCGGTTCTACTATTGAACTATACACCAAAATACTTGGTTGGACGAGTAGGATTTGAACCTACGGTCTCCTGAATATCAGTCAAGTGCTTTAACCAGCTAAGCTATCGTTCATTATTTTTGGTGGGCTCGGTTGGAATCGAACCAACGTGGTACAGATTAAAAGTCTGCTGCTCAACCACTGAGCCACGAACCCAAGATATAAAAAAAGAGCTATGTAGCTCCAACTATGACTTGAGTTGTAAGCTAACTTATTCCTTTTTCTTTTCACCCCGTTTTGTTAATGTACCCATAATGAACCCTGTCGCCACTGCTATAGCAATAATGCCGCCAGCAATCACTGTCGTCTCTTTGGTGCGCTTGACGTATTTAACTAGGTCAGCTGCTTCTTTTTGAATCTTTTGGGTATTCATAGTATTCATTATACACATATTAGTATATAATGCAAAATGCGCGGGGGCACAGCAACGGATAGTGAGTGCACTATATCTGTTGGATCGTAAGACCAACCATAATTTACTGATTATAAAGCGATGCGCCAAATCAGTCATGTAGACCTCTTAGCGGGGGTCTATTTTTAGTGTATAGTAGCTGTTAGAAAACTATGACAAAATACTCTATATACGAAATCGGTGAAAAAGCAAACAAGAACCGAGACTCACTTGACTTCGAAAAGTGGTTAGAACGCACCCTCAAATATATAACCGAAAAGATCGACCCAGAGTTCAATCGAGAAAAGTTTACGGATTGGCTCGAGGAAGACGACGAAAAACCATTTATTTCTGGTAAAAATCGCTATTTTTGGTAGAAACAAAGGACTTTTCCTGCTATAATAAGAATATGAAAGATATTCAGAACGAAGCAGAAACAGGTGTACAAACCATCACAGAGCTACAGCTGAACCTCGCGCAAATCGAGAATGAGCTGCAAACCAACCCTAAGTTCATTGAGTTCCTACGCGTCCAGGACGAGCTTAACGCAAAGCGTTCAGAGTTCGACTCGACAATGAAAGACTTGATGATTGACAGGTTCAAAGAAACTGGTGAAAAGAAGCTAGAAGTTGGTAACGCAACTTTCGCGCTGACACCACGTGAAGAACTAATAATCACAGACGAAGACAAAGTTGACGATGCCTTCGTTACTAAAGTAACCGTAAAGAAGCTAGACAAAGAAGCAGTGAAAGCTGTTCAGGTTCTTGAAGGCCGCCTCGTTGATGGAGTTGGCGTTCGTCAATCATTCGCATACAAACTAACTATTAAGGATAACGAATAAAATGGCAGTAAATCTACAAGCACTAAAAGACAAGCTAATTGAGAGCAACCAAGACGCAAACAAAGTCGGTAAGTCAATCGCGTACCTAAGCGACAGCAAAGTAAACGAAACAGTGCAAAAGCACACGAACCAAGAAATGTACTCACTTATTGTTAAGTACCTGAACGTGGGTACTAACCTAGACGGTGTAAACGTCATTCTAGCGGGTAAGAACATGGGTCTCGTCACATACCAAGGTTACATGAACAAAGTGAAGCAACTACACCCAGACGTGTTCTTTGACGTACAGCTAGTACGTGAAGGCGATGAGTTTGAAGTTGGTAAGCGTTCTGGTCTGGTTGAATACACCCACAAGATCGCGAACCCATTTGCTAGTTATGATGATAAGAAAATCAACGGTGCATACTGTGTCGTAAAGTTCGACAACAACGAGTCAATCGAGCTATTGAACGAACGCGACTACAACGAAATGCAAGGTGCGTCAAAGAGTTCATACACGTGGAAGAAATGGCCTTCTGAGTTTTGGCGAAAGTCTGTTATTAAGCGGGCATGTAAGGTATACTTTTCAGAAGAAGTCGCTTTGCTCGAAAAGGTCGATAACGAAGACCACGGGTTAGCAGAAGACGACGATACAAGTAATGACGCACTCGACGCAATCGTAGCTGCAAAAACGAAAGGGTAAATCATGGGGAACCTTGCTGGACGAATTAAAGAAGATGAGAACGGCAAGGGGCTATGGCTGCTCGTTGATGACTTAGGTGGTCAACGAGCAGAAAACCTGATAGATGAGCTTTCGCAACCTCGGCAAACAGGTAGCGTAGCTTGGGCAGTTTTACCCGAAGAAATCGAAGCAATTCGTGACGCTTGTAACGACTATTTACGCGACAAGGAAGTTGACAGTATCGACATTGTATGGTCTGTTGACGATGTGTTTGCGGTGATGTATGATTATGAAGAGAAAGACAGCTACAGCGAAGACGATTACGAACTCGCTCGAGAAGTCTTGCAGTTCGTAAAGAATCATCACGACGCTACAATCGGTGTAAGCTGGGAGACACTTGAATACGCGCTTGACCATATAAGAGGATAAATGTTCGACCTACAAAAAGAGCAAATGCAAACGATAGACCGCTTACATGCAATAGGTGACTTTTATAAGGCGAAACAAGCAAAGAACGACAAGTGGGAGAAGCGATGTCTACACGGGTCGTTTTTGTTTATGTTCCCATCACTCTTGATACCATACACACCCGTTAAGTTCATCGCACTCGCGCTACAAATGGTTGTACTGGGTGGTTTTTTGTATTTCTCTAAGAGAGGTATGAAACTGTTGAAAGAACACCACCACATGATAGAAGTAGAGCAAGAATACATATCAAAGGGTCTTTATGAATAGAATACTGAAACACTTGCGCATATTTCAAGCGGTTCAAGCTGACCTACAAATGGATAACAACTGGGCTAGTAAAAGCTACGAGTACAAGGGACCAGACCCGTTTCAATTTGAAGACGACGCTTTCCCAATAACTGTGGGTCTTATACAGATATACGGTATCGAAAGACAGATAGAGATAGTCGACGAGTTACTCGTGGTGCTTACCCGACCCGATACGCGCAAGGTGCTTGAAGGGCTAAAAGAAAACTTACAAAAAGAATTGAAGAACTAATGATTACTTACCACGACAAAATCGAACAAAACACTCCTGAATGGTTTGCTATTCGCGAAGAACACCCGCTTACTGGGTCGACTTCGTACGAGTTTCTATTAGCCCGTAACCCAGCAACCTACAAACTCAAAGAGAGCAACTTCACTGGAAACAAATACACGGAACGTGGTCACGACTTAGAGCCTGTAGCAAGGAAGCTCCTGGACCGCGTGTACGACATCAAAACGCTTGAAACGGGTTTCGTTACCAATAGCGACTTCCCGTGGTCTGGCTGCTCTCCTGATGGGTACACAGACGAGTATATGGTCGAGATCAAATGCTTTATGAAAGAACGACACTTATTAAACGCGGTGACGACTGACGCAAAGATTTTATCCCAAGTGCAGTGGAACATGATGATTATGGGTAAGAAGAAGGCGTTGCTCGTGTTCTTCTGTCCTGATAAAACGCTAGAACCGTCTGAACAGCTTATAATTAAAGAAATAGACGCTAACCCCGCTATTTGGGTAAACATGAGTAACAGAATCGAGTTATATGCCAGCGCAAGAACTAATAATTGAAAAAATCATACTATCGCTATCAAACCCTAACCGCGAATATCTCGAAGAACAAGGGACTTGGATCGGTCGACTATACACCGACAAAGGGTTCCCGCTCGATATGTCAATCGCTGAATTGAAAAAGCGCAACGTAACCGAAGAGGACATGTTTGTTATCATCGAGGGTGCGCTCACTTGGTTCGTACAGCACAAACGAAACTCTGGTGCGACCGAAAAAGCGTTGAACCGACAGCGAGAACAGAACAGCAAGATTATGGCTGCTTTTCTAGCTGGTAAAGAAACGGGGCTGTATTAGTGTCACGGTTAGAAACTTTACACATGGACGGTCTGTTCAGTGACGAAGACATCGAAAATCGTTACTACGTTATTCGACAATGTATCGACTGTATGGCGTTCACTAAGTGGGACATACGCAATAAGAATACCTACGCTTGTGCTACTTGCGGAAGCGGTAAGTTCGACTCAAATCGACAGCACTCAATTCGCACCCACCATAACTTTATTGGTAAAAAGGGTCGAAAAAAGGTAAAATAGGGGTATGAAACAGACTCTCAAAGAACTAGCTGAAGAAATCGAAGGTATGTCACTGCGCTATAAAGTGCAAACAGTACTACGTCCTAAGACATGGTCACGTATACACAAGTTTCGTCGACAGCGCATTGCTCGCGGTTACAGCGATAAAGATATGTGGAGCAGTGGTGATTACCTGATGACCCTTATATCAGAGAGCTTGAAATGGCACGAAACCCAAGGTGTAAGCGACTTTCAAGAAATGTTTAAGATGTGGGTAGAAGACGGTACTAACTTTGGTTACAAGAACTTGAAGCAGGTATACACCGACATCGACAACTATCTCGCTTTTGATCGCGGGGACTGGTCTACTGGCCTAGCGGGTCAAATAGTGAACCTTGAAGACGCATACATAGCTGACGGTGAATCAGACACCTCTCATATCACCGTCGAGTGGCATGACGAAAAGACTGGTAAAAAGCTCACCGAAGCTCGTGTCAAAAAGCTGATGGACGAGCACCACGAAAAAGTCGAGAAGCTACACGACAAATCAGTGAACGCGCTGACCTTCTGGGCTCACCACGCACGACAGTTCTGGGACTAATATGGCAGAGCGCGAATATGTTTATGAAGTCGGTCTAACACCAGACGACAAAGAACGCTTGCAACGTATGCTAGGTATTAGTACACTTAGTCTTGAAGATTATGAGAATGCTCGTAACGTAATAAACGAAATTGAAGAATGAAAGTATTAGCAGTCGGTGACACTCACCAAAAAGAATGGATACTCGACAAAGTCGAAGCAATCGCGCAAAACTACGACAAGGTAGTTCTTTTAGGCGACTACCTCGACAACTGGGGTTCTACTGGCTTTGATCGCATCTCGATGATTCTCAAAGTTAAGGGTCTTGTAGAACGAAACCCTAACATTATCGCGATGTGCGGTAATCACGACCTCTGTTACTTCAACAAAAAGTACAGCGGTATGTACACAGGCTGGGACAAGCACGCTCAGATGATGTTTGACGCTGAACCGCAACTCACTAACTTTATGCGAAACCTACCTGAAACCCACGAGATTGATGGGGTTATCTATTCGCACGCTGGTCTGACTAATGACTGGACACCGAACCGACAACCGCTCGCAGATGACGGTCACATGTGGGTACGACCCGACCAAGGCTACGTCTACAAATCAAAACAAGTATTCGGTCACACCCCAAGCAAGACTTGCTGGGAAGTGCAAAAAGATGTGTGGTGTATCGACACTTTCTCACAATACCCAGACCTCACTCACTTTGGGGACTGTTCAGTGCTTGAAATCATTGACGGTAAGACGTACAATGTCACTACATTATGAGAATCTTAGTCACTGGTTCTGAGGGGTTTATCGGTCGTCACGTTGTCGTTACGGCTCGCAATCGAGGTCACAGCGTTACTTGCGTTGACCACCAGATAGAAAGTGCGCGCTACCTTAACCAATACGATATTGAGAGCTTTGACGCGGTTATTCACTTGGCTGCGTATATAGACATCGGTGAGTCTTTCGAGCGACCGTGGGACTACGTTTCGAACAATTTGATGCAGATGAAAAACCTTGAGTTTGCTCAACGTGTCGTGTTCGCTTCAAGCGCGGCAGTCTATGGTAAGTTCTCACCATACGGCTATACTAAGCGTCTC